GGACGGTCGCCGTCAACGACCAGGACGGCCGCCTCGGCGCGTGCGGGTACGTGCTGGCCGCCCTCGACGGCGACACCGTGTACGTGACCGGCCGCGCCTTCCCCTCCCGGCGGGCAATGTGGGACGGGCTCACCCGCTTGACCAGCGAGCGGCGCGGCATGCTGCTGCTGTACCCGCCCAGCTTCGAACGGCACGTCGCCCGCCTGACCGGCGTGCAGCGGGCGAAGGTCGGCACCGCCGAGCAGCGGTCAGGGTACGGGCCCACCCTCGCCGCCGTGTGCGACGGCCGCCTCGCCCATGATGACGGCGACGAACTCACCCGGCAGGTGCTCACCGCCACGCCGGTCACGATCCCCGACTCCGGGACGGCGCTCAACACCCGCCGCTCGCCGGGCCCCATCTTTCTCGCCCGCGCCATGGTGTGGGCCGTCGGACACGAACTCAGACCCGACCGCCGCACGAAGCCGCTGATCGTCGCCGGGTGACCGCCCGACCCAGGCTGTCAGGTATACACGCGCAGGCCGTCCACGGTCTTCTACGCACGCTGTAGGGTAGACAAACCGGGCTGTTGGGTATACAGTGGGGGTTCCCCAACAACGAAAGGCTGGTCACATGCCCAAACCAACAACGAAGTTCGCGATCCGCTTCGCCTACCCCGAGGCTGACGGCTACCTCTACGCGGGGTGGTTCAAGGACACCCTGGGGTGGGCCCCCACCCTCGCCACCGCCGCCCTCTTCGACACCCGCGAAGAGGCGACCCGGATCCTGAAGAACGGCTACGGGCCCACCCAGGAGCAGTTCGGGATCGTCATCAGCGTCGGCATGCAGAACATCCGCAAGGGCGGCGGGCAGGATGGCTGACCGCGTCGAGACGAACACCGAGCGGGCGAGGGCGGCCATGGCCGCCCTCGACGCCGCCGCCACCGACGACGAGCGGCTGCTCGCGGCGAAGGCGCTAGAGTCGGCCGCATGCCAGCTACGGCGGGCCCTGAAGGCGAGGGTGGCATCGTGACCGCCCTCGACGACGCCGTCGGCCGTGGCAAGCGGGAGATCCGCGAGGATCATGAACTGCTGATCATCCCCAGCGTGGCGTCGTTCGACGAACTCGCCCGGTATGTCGATGCGAACGAGTACGGCGGCCTGACGACCACCTACGCGGCGTGCGGCGTCCGCTTCTGGGCGGCCGTGCAGGCCGCCCTCGACGAGTGGCTGGCCGACGGCGGCCTGTACAGGCAGGATCCGTAGCGATGGGTCAGTACGACCCCGCCGCCCGCAAGCGTGCCGTCCGCAAGGGCCGCGAGAAAGGCTGCTGGGTGTTTATTCCCGCCTCCGAACTGGACGGCACCGGGGTGCGGCCCCCAGACGGCGGGCCCCCCTGGTACCGGGTGTGGCACCGCAAGCGGGCGATCCTCGTTCAGTTCTACGCGGAAAAGTGAGGCGGCCCCGCCTCCTGGATCTGTTCTGCGGGGCCGGGGGGGCGGCGGCCGGTTACCACCGGGCGGGGTTCGATGTCGTCGGCGTCGACATCCAGCCCCAGCCCCGCTACCCGTTCCGCTTCGTGCAGGCCGACGCCCTCGGCCTGCTCGACGACCCGCTGGCGATCCGCTTCGGCGGCTTCGACGCCGTCCACGCCAGCCCGCCGTGTCAGGCGTATACGGCGATGCGCTTCTGCGTCGATGAGGATCGCCGCCGCGCCTACCCGGATCTTGTCGCCGCCACCCGCGCCAGCCTCCACGCCACCGGTCTGCCGTGGGTGATAGAGAACGTCGCCGGGGCCCCGCTCGTCGACCCGGTGCTGATCTGCGGGTCGATGTTCGATCCGCCGATGGACATCCAGCGGCACCGCATCTTTGAGACGAACTGGGGTCTGGAACCGCCCATGTGGCCGTGCCGCCACAAACTGTGGGCCGCCCGCTACCCCGGCAATCGCTCAGATCGCCGGCGCGACCCTGGGAGGCTTGCGCGTGTCGTCGTCGTCGCCGGTAACGACACCAGGGGGTACACGGGCACCGCGAAATGGCGTGAGGTGATGGGCATCGACTGGATGACCCGCGCCCAGCTCGCGCAGTCGATCCCGCCCGCCTACACGCAGCTGATCGGCACCCAGCTACTCGCCAAAATCGTCTGATCGGCCGATTGCGGGCCCCCGGCGGCCGGTGGGATCCTCCCCGGCGTGCGCTGGCTGCGTGCCGCCCGCTCCCTCGGCCCGCCCGTCGTTTCCCAGACGCGGGCCCCGCTGATCCGTTCCGGCACGCCCCTGGAGGTCGCCGAGATCAGTTGGTTTTCGGAGGGCGTGTCCCGTGAGGGGGCGCTCGCCATCCCCAGCGTGCGGGCGTGCCGCAACCTGATCGTGGGTGCCACCGTGCAGATGTCCTGGTACCGCTACAGGGGCGAAGAGCGGCTGGATCCCGGCTGGCTGCTGACGAAACCGGATCCCTCGACGACGCTGCCGATGACCCTCGGCGGCACCGTTGATGATCTGCTGTTCCATGGCCGCGCCTACTGGCGTGTGCTGGAACGCGACGCGGAGGGGTACCCCAGGCGGGCCCGCTGGACGCCCGTCATCGACGTGACCCCGCTCACCGAGTCGACGGGCGGCACCTACGCGATCCTCACGGGGTACAGGGTGGCGGGGGTGCCCGATGACGTGCCCCCCGGCGACGTGATCCGCTTCGACTGCCCGCTGCCGGGGATCCTCGACACCTCGACGCAGGTGCTCGCCGGGTCGCTGGATCTTGAGCAGGCCGCCCGCCGCTTGGCGAACGTGCAGCTACCGGCCGGGACGATCACCAACGAGGGCGAGCCCGTCAGCCCCGAGGAGGCGGCCGAGTACGTGGAGGACTTCCAGAACGCCCGCGCCACGAAGGGCGTGGCGTTCTTGCAGAATATGTCGTACTCGCGGGAGTCGATCGGCGCGGACGACATCGCCCTCGTTGACGGCCGCTCGCACTGGGCGACGGAGATCGCGCGGCTGTTCAATGTGCCGGTGGCGATGATCGGCGCGAGCCCCTCCGGGGGCTCGTCGGCGCTGCTGTATGGGAATCTCACCCAGCAGGAGGCGCTGTTCGTGTCCACGGCCGTCGCCCCCTACCTGCGAACCGTTGAGGCGACGATGTCGGACGCCCTCCCCTACGGGCAGTCGGTCGCCTTCGACACCGGCACCTTCCTGCGTTCCGACCCCGACGCCGCCACCGACCACGTTCTGAAGCTGCTGGGCGCGGGGCTCATCACCCCCGTCGAGGGCCGCGCGATGCTGGGCATTCCGCCGTCGACCGCGATCGACCTGACCCCTGGGAGGATCTAGTGCTGCGCTTCGACATGGACGTACTCTGCGCCGACGTGATCGGCCGCACGATCGAAGGCGTGATCGTGCCGTACAACGAGATCGGCCGTATCCAGGGCCGCCGTTACAGGTTCCTGCCGGGGAGTGTCAAGGTGCGCGGCCGCACCCCGCTGCTCGTCGACCACGATCGCGGCAAGCCGATCGGGGTGCTGGCCGCCCTCGACGACACCCCGGCCGGTGCGGTGGGCACGTTCCGCATCGACCCCACCCCCGCCGGCGATGAGGCGCTCGCGCAGGCCGCCAGCGGCAGCCGGGGGGCGCTGTCGATCGGCGCGTCGGTGGAGGCATCGTCCGACCAGGCCGACGGCGTCATCGACGTGTCGGGCGGCGTCGTCCACGAAGTCAGCCTGCTCGCCCTCGGCGCGTTCGACAACGCCCAGGTTCGTCACGTCGTCGCCCGCGAAGACCCCGAGCCCGAGCCCGCATCGGAGCCCGAGCCCGAGCAGCCGGAGGTTCACCCCGATCAGACCACCCTCGACGAGCCCGCCCCTGCGCCCGAACCGGAGGACACCATGCCCGACACCCAGCCCGTCGAAGCGGCGATGATGATCGCCGCCCGCGAGCCCGCCCCGGCCGAGTTGACCGCCGGGGGCGTCGTCATTCACATGATCCGCGCCCAGCACGGCGACACCGACTCCCGCCGGTTTCTTGAGGCGGCCCTTACCGAATCCGGGTCGACGGCACTCTCCGGGCTGCTGCCGCCCCAGTACGAACGGACGGTGCTGGGCGGCAAGCAGACCGCCCGCCCCCTGTACCAGGCGTTCGGCGGCCGTTCGCTGCCCGCCGTCGGCTTGCAGGTGAACAAGCCGAAGTGGTCGACGCTGCCGGTGGGCGCGTGGGCCGCCACCGTGGACGCCGACCCCACGTCGTCCGCGATCGTGATCGACACCCAGTCGGCCACGGTGATCCGCTGGGACTGGGCCGGGGAGATCCCCTGGGTTGTCGTCCAGCGTTCCGACCCGTCCGTCATCGACGAGATTTTCGGGCAGTGCGTCGAGAACTTCTATCTGGCCGTCGAGCAGAAGATCGGCGGCGAGGTGCTCGACGGGGCCCCCGGCACCTCGACGACGCTGGGCGCGGGTGTCGCGGAGTTCTACACCGCCTCCGGGGGCCGCACCCCCGACGTGATCATCGCCGCCCCCGACGTGTGGGGCAAGCTGGCCGACGCCCACCTGCTGAACACCCAGGCGGCGGCCGGGACGCCGTCGGCCGGTGGGACGACCCTCACCGCCTCGTTCGGCGGGATCCCGATCACCGTCAGCGGCACCCTCGCGGTCGGTCAGGCTTCGCTCGCCACACGGCGGGCGATCGACGCCCGCGTCAGCAACCCGGTGCGCCTGACCGCCAACGCGATCGGTGCCCTGAACGTGCAACTGGCCGCCGTCGGCGAGGGGCTGTTCGACACCGACTACCCGGCCGAGCTGCTG